CAATACTTACAATATCGTTAGAAACAGAAGAACTAACTGGATCTGGTGTTCTAGATAAAATTAAATCTAAAGCAATAAAACCATTGCTGGTTATTTTAGCACCTTGAGCTGCTTTTTTAATTTCTCCTCTAGTACCAGCTGGCATTTTTTCTTTTAAATATCTAGTTAAAGCAGGTAGTAATATTTCTTTATCAAAAGAACTTCTACCCCTTTCAATAGCGTCTAATGCAGTTTTAACTAAAGGATCAATCATTAATATTGTTTCCCCTTTACTATTGGTAAATATTTTAAAATATATTTTAGATGTTTCCCCTAATTTAATAGGTTCAAGTAAAAATGAAGGAAATTCATATTCAAGTGGAATTCGAAAAGATTTAGATCCTGCTTTTTTCTTGTTAGGATCATAGAATGAAAATTCTGCTTCGTTCATATCAGTATTGTTTTGGTAATAATTATCACCCTTAATACCACCTCCTGTATAACCGCTAGCTGCTGTATAGCCACTAGCTGCTCCATAAGATGATGCTTGATCATAATTACTTTCTTTGTATATATTGTATTTTTTCTTTTTAGCTGAGGGCCATATAGATTTATAATCTCTCACTTTGGAATCTCCAGGCATTTGTGTTTCGCCTTTTGTTACTTTCCAACCTTCATCTTCAGCTGCAGCCACTGCTGCATTTTTCTTTTGGCCTTTCTTAGCAAAGGCAAATGGAGTAGAATAACCACCAACACCAGATGTAGATGATTCTTCATCTAACAGTTCTTGTACTAGTTTTTTGATGTATTCTTTAAATTCCATTACTTAATTGATTTTAATTCGTCAATCAATTGATAATATTGTAAAAGTGAAATAACATTCTCATCTCTTACATTTTGAGTTTTATCTAATGGTTTTAACAGTGTTACTACCTCTGTTAATTTAATTTGAGTAGTTTTATCAGATACTGTTGGAATTATTTTGTTAATTTCAGAAATTATTGTAATAAAATTTTTATTAACAAATTCTCTTAATTTAACAGTATTAGTAATATTATTGATAAACTCTTTTAATATTAATTTCTGACGATCGGATAATGTGGAATATTTGCTGTTGAATTTCTCTAACAACATACGATAAACTAGCAAACGAGAGCCTTTATCCATACTAGAAAATTCTTCCATTACACGATCTTTAACACCTTCCTTGTCAATTTCTTTACGAGTGATGTGTTCTAATAATGTAATTTTATTATCAATAATATGTTGAGGTGCTACAAATTCTAGTGAATTGTGTGCTTCAATTAAGTTATATACAGCAGCATATTCTTTATAGTTATTGATCTTTGCTTTAAAGAATTCTTCTAAATCGTAATTTTCACGTATATCTTTAATAAGATTATACTTTTCTTTACGTAGTGCCGTTTTATTTAGACGCAGAGATGCTTCTAACGTAGCATTGATAAATGTTTCAGCTTTACCTTCACTAAGAGCCCTAGGAGAAATTAACGCTTGGTATAATTTATACTCCTTAGACAACTCAGATTTATTAAAGTACTTTCTAACTAATCCAATAGCTGCTGAGTCTTTATTGGATACGGTATCTGATGCTATTTGTCTTACAAGTAGCTCAAATAAAATACCGGTATTTTTGAATTTGCTGTGTTTAATCTTTGTCATAGTATTGCACTACCTATAAATATGTATTTATTTTATGTTCTTGATATTTTTCTCACTTAATAATGACGGTTCTTGTTCAGGTCCTAATACAATCTCTTTACGAGCTATATCTATCCCCTCAAGTAAAGTTTTATTTTTCTTAAATTCAAACATGGCTTTTGGTGTACCACTACCTTCAGGAGCAGCATTTGGTTTATATAGTTCACCATTTTCTTGGCTACCTAATCTATCTTTACCTAATGGATCTTGTTGTGTACCAATAATAGATGCTTTTTGTTTAGGGCGACCGGGTTTTCTTTCATCATATCCTGCTGGTACAGGTCCATTAACGTCCATTCCTGCTCTACCCTTACCATATAATGAAGCTAAATCATGTGGTGTACCATATGATTTACCAGTTCTAGCTGGGTCATTACCTTCATTTTCAATTTGGGCTAAGCGGAATGTGCGTTTCTTATCTTCAATTACTAGATCACGGTATTCATCGTATTGATCTTCACTAAACTGGAATATATTGTGGTAGATAAAATCTGATGGTAATAGATTAGTGTCTTGTATTGATTTAGCTAATTCTACTTTTTCCTTCCATAATGCTACTTTTTCTTGTTCGTATATAACAGAAGGAGTAGTTAAAGATAATTCAAAATTAGATAGTCCTTCACCATCATATCCTTGTACATATAAATGTACTAATGCCATCTTATATAGTTCAGATAAAATAATACGTTGGATACGTTCTACTGTACGAGCAAATCTAATATCTTCAGCAGCTAATGTAGCTTTACCTTGTAAATCTTTTTCAAATCCAAAATATGCTTTAGGTATTTTTAATGCAGCTAACATCTCATCACGTAAGAAATTAACGTCTTCTATTGCATTATATTCTAAACCTTTAATTGTATCAATCTTAGTTGCAGTATCATTACCACGAGTTGGAAGATAATAATCCTCCATCATATTCATCATGTTATAACGCAAATTATATTCACCCGTTTGTTGATCTATGTGAGGTGTTTTTTTCATTTTTTGCATTACTTTCTGCATATATCCATCAACTTCATGTGGTGGGATATTACCAACATTAATAGTAAATACACGTTTTTCTGGGGCACGAGTAATACGATGTAATAACATCGCGTCTTTCATCAGCACATACTGCTTGTAAGTTTTACGAGCAGGTTCAATAAACGAACGTCCATAAGGTAGATAGTTAGCGTCAGTTAATAACCTAAAATGCGCTATTTCATAGTTTTGGAATGTGATCTTACCCTCTTTATCTTTACGATAATCAGGATAACTAGCACCACCTGCTGATATTACCATAGGATCAATCCTGAATATTACTAGCGATGGGTTGGAAGGTTCTGTTCCCTCTTCACGCACCATATCATAAACAGACATTGGTGTTACATTGTATATTCCGAATTTTTCTGCAATCTCCATATGTAAATAAAAATCACCATATTTACACATATTACGAGTCCATAACCATAAGTTAAATTCGATGTTTAATACATCATAAAATAAATTATATAATATACGTTGAATGTTTTCATCGGCACTTCTAATCTGTAGTACCTCACCCATTTCGTTTTTTAAAGTTGATTCATCTGCTAAAATATCTAATGCAGATGCTATAATTGATTCGGTATCCATTGCTTCATAGTCAGTATATAATTGAATACGAAGTGTTTGATAGTTCATGGTTGGGTTGTAAGGCATATTAGCCCCAAACCTATGTAGTTTAGTAAATCTATCTATTAATGCATTTGTCTTTACATTACCGTAAGCTTGAATCCTATCTACGTCTATAGATTTTAGTTGATTTCCACCAACGTTTCTGATGATAACATCAGTACTAAATAAACGTGTTAGTCTACCAAATAACCCTGGTTGTTGTTCTGCCATTTTGTTGTTTTATTATATGAATAAATATTTATTACCCTAACACCCACGTCATATCTTCAAATTGTCCGTGACCGTTATTAACCATATATGGATTTTGTTGTCCATTAGGTAATTGAGGCATAAATCCACCTTCGTATCCTGTTCTAGTTATATTAGATATCATTGCTCTGTTTATGTCCATTCCTTGTTCATAGAATTTCATTGCAGTATCTCTGGTGAATAACCCAATACCCAATGCCATTACTAAGTCATCGTTATATCCATTTTGTGCTTGTGCTTTACCATTCATCCAAATAAACACACGTAATTCTTCTAATAAACGTTTAGAGCGGAAAGTAAATGCCTTCTCCCTAATATACGACTCCATTTTGGATATAACAAGTGGTCTTGTTTTAGTTGATGTAGTGAAACCAGGAACTGTTTGATCAGATTCCATCTTAGACATCCATTTATCTATATTTACTTCTCCATATGTTCTAGGAGAATAATATAATTTAGGATATCCTTTCTCAATTATTGTATTAACTACATCCCAACCTACGTTAGCGTTTTCCACTACTAACAATGCGTTGTTATATTCAGTAGCTACGGCTACTAACATATTACCAAAAGTTCTAGTATCTACTTGTGACTTAAATTCAGCCACTTGTTCACAGTTTGTAGTGTCAATAACATGGAATGTCGAGTAGTCCGAACCATCACCACGAGCAACGTCAGCACAGACAATATAAGACTTACTATAGTCAGGGTAATTCCATATCCAATAATCTCCACCAAGAAAGCGACGTTCAACAGGATCTTGTATAAATGTTTCTTCATAAAATGATAATAAATCTGGTTCAACAACTGAGTTACCTGAGCCCAAAAAGTCACAATCATACTCTTGAGCAAATTCACGAGGCGACATATTCGCTCGTTCGGTTTCTTCCCATTTTTCATCTCTATCTGGATGAAGATTCCATGGCAGTTTTATTGCTTTAAAATCACCTTTTCCTATTTCTGCATCTGAATACATTTTATGGAACCAGTTACCAACACCATTTGGTGATGATAATGCTATGATACCTCCACCCGTTGCAATTGTAGGTTTAATACTGGTGTATATTTTATCAATACCTTCAATGAAGGCTGCCTCATCTACTAATAACAAAGATACAGCGTAAGATCTACCTGCATCTGATGCAGCGGATGTTGCTACTATTCTAGAATTATTAGCTAACTGAAACGATAGTTTGTTATTTGATATTGGTTTTTGGTTACCCTTCAACCAACTAGGTAGGTTTTCATACATAAATTGTACTTTCTCCACCATACCACGAGCGGTTTCTTGTTTTGTTGCTATACAAAGTACAGTTTTATCCTTATTGAATAGCATAGTCCATAAAGCAAACCCAGCAGATAGGGTTGATATACCTAACTGTCTTGATTTATTTATGATACAAAATCTATTGTTTCTAAAATCCGATAGTACTTCTTCTTGAAAGGGATATAAATGAAATAATACTCTACCTTTAACCGGGTGAGTAATGTAGCAGTATTTTCTAAAGAAATGTACAGGGTCCGTAGCACACTTTATGTACTCCTGTTTAATAATTTCTTTAATATTTGCTTGTTGAGACATATATTGTTTATATATAAATATATAAAAAAGGTCCAACCTTGTGGGTTGGACCTGTATAGTCTGGGTGGCGTGGTTATTTTGCTAGTAATAGGTATGTTAATCCACCTATAATAATGTAGCTAGTTATATTTTTAAATTTAGATTTAAATTTATGTTTTTTATATTCTGTTTCTAATCTACTGTATTGGTCTTCCCAACTGTTAATAGCATTATCTTTATTTAATATAATGTGTTTGTAATTAAGTTCATTATTAATATGTTTACTTATAATACTATCTTTAGTAGATATTCTTGATTCAGATAGAGTAATAATACTATCTTGAATTACTAATAATTGTCTGTCACCATCTAGCTCTACTAAATCTTTTATAGTTGATACTAATACTGGTTGTGCTACTGGTAATGGGTTTGTTGTGGTATCTGTTGGGTAACGATTATTAAGTGATTGTACTAATTCACTACTGGTGAATTTGTCTACAGCGTGTTTAGATGAATCTACATATTTGATAATAGGTTTTATTTTAGATTTTTGATGTAATGCTTGATCTTCTAATATAGAATCTTTAACCATTAATATCTCAATAACAACATTGTTATCTTTAATAACACTTTGTAATGAATCTGTTACACGATTTAAACTATCTAATTTAGCTCCAAATCCTTTATCAAGACCACTGTTACATTTTTCAAACAAAATACTAGCTATTCCTACAATAAAGACAATAGATAATACTACTGTTAATACATTTTTAATTTTGTTATACATGATTTTATTATTTTATAATTCCTGCACGGTATTTTAATTGTTCCATAAACCATTCATCAATTGGCTCTTCTGGTTTTTCTTTAGCCTGATTTGCTTTGGCTTGACGTTTTTGCAAATATTCTGATCCTGCTATTAGATCATTTATTCTTTGCTCTAATGAGGCTTTTAAATCTATCAAACGTTGTAATTCAGATGATGGTTTATCTTTGAAATCACCAGCTACATTTTTTGATCTTCTTGCTTTAAATATATCACTTTTTACTTTATTTAAACGTGCTTCTAAATCAGATACTTTCATGAAGTTTTGATAATCTTCATCAGGTATTCCAAGATCAGATGTTTTGCTTACTATTGGTTCTTCTTCACCGGATTGTTTCATTTTAGCAAACATTGCGTCTACTTCTTCATCACTCATATCACCTACGATAAAGTCAAATTCATCGCTTGTTTCTTCTTCTTCATCATCCTCTTCATCATCAGCTACATCGCTCGGTACATCTCCGAAACCACCAATATCTCTTTTCTTTATAGTTACGGGTTTAATAGGAGTAAAATCATCAGCGGCTGCTCGTGGTGCTTTTTGTTCCTCAGCAGCTACAATTACACCTCTAGCTACCAATTCCATAAAATCTGAGTTTACTGGCTGTTGTTTGTTATATCCTAACTCATATGCTAAGTCTATTTTAGAAATAGGCTCATCAATCTCTTTCATTTTACTTACGATACGATTTTTCTTACCAGTAAATTTTCCGGGATCAACATCAGGAGCTAATTCATAACGTAATGCTACGTTAGCTAATTCATCTAATTTATCTTCAGATACTACTGATGTTCTACCTGATGATAGGTCTGATTTTTTAGCGTTTAATGCCGTTATTTGTTTATTAATAGAATTTAATTCTGCATCTTTAGCTGCTTTCTCTTGGGGAGTTATTTCAGCTTCGTTCACTACTTCATTTATAGCTTTACGTATAATTTGTCTTAATTCAGATTTTTTCATGTGTTGTTGATAGTTGTGAATATAAATATTAAATATTTTGCAAAATAGTAGCAATACGTTCTTCTGTTGTACCTTTTATATGAACTAGTTTATTAGGTTTATATTCTTCTAATGATTCTTTAATAACCCAATCAATTTTATTACGGTATTCAGGATCAACAGTGCGAACACCATTATCCTCAATTTCAACACCCTCTGGTGAAACGTAAAATACTACATCATATTGATTGCGAAGTCTCATAGCGGCCTCAACAAATGAATGTTTAGCAAACCAATCAATAGATTTAGCTGAAAATGTAAAGGCGCATACATCCCATATTGTTCTATCAGTGATGATATTTGGTTGTAATAATTCAGTAGCTCGTTCTGCTAAAAATACAAACTGACCATTTAATGTAGAATCTGTATTTAGTGGTATACCTAAATTACTAAGATATTTACTACGTTCAGTTTGTACAACATGATCTTTAAAACGATCAGTTTCACCTAACGCTCTAGCTAATGTAGTTTTACCTACACTCATTGTACCTGCTAACCCTATTCTCATTTGTTATTTTTTTCGTTTATTTTTTTCATTTGACGCGCTACACGACGATCGTCTTTAGCTTCTTTTTGTATCTTACTCCATTTTTTATCAAAACCATTTTTATACTTAATATCAACACTGATAGGTCCGTTTGCGAACCTATCAGTATCGAATGACCAAACTTCGATCATATTTTCATCTTCGTATGTACGTTGAAATTTCATATATTAAATATACAAATTAATTTTGCCTTATACTCTAGCTCCTGCTGCTTTAGCGGCTGCTGTTTTATGCCATGGTACACCATTAGTATCTTTTTTAAAGAACTCCCATTGGTCTTTTGAATATTTTATTCCAAATAAATAATATTCAGCTGCTCGTTTATTGCCTTGGGGTATATAAGCTGGACCATCCCAATTATGCATTTTTCCGTTTAGGTGGTATACTATAGTTTTATCTGCTGTTTTTAGTTTCTTAGTTTCTGACATGTTTATTTAATTAATTTTTCTGCAATGTATATTCCGTGTGCTCCTGATACTGTTATTCCTCTAGCTGATAAAGCATCACCAGCAAAATACACATTTGGATAATCAGTTAATGATAAATCAGTATAGTTAACTAGTGGTTCAGGTGATAAATACTTTACTTCCGGTAAATATATTCCCCAATCATCTCCAAAGTTAAATACTTTATTCATATCGTCTATAAAATCTTCAATATAGTAGAAATATGATCCCATAGCTTCAACTATAGGGTATGTATCTGATATAGGGTAACTTTTTATAGCTTCATTTTCAGAAGTGATACCCGCTTTACGAGAAGGACTATAATATAATCCCTTACCTTCTCTTTGTAATTTAGAAACAACTTTTCTACTCCATTCAAATGGATTTTCAATACCTTTAATTTCCATTAAGATACCAAAATTAGTCATATCGTTTCTAAATTCCTCACCTTTCTTAGCATGACCATTATATGTAATATCACCATATGTTTCCTCTACTGCTACA